TAATACAGCTCATCATCTTCTTAGTTAGTAAAGCTCTTGCACTTGCTACTGGTCTACCCATTACACCCGAAGTGAAGTAGTGGGCAAAAGCTACACCCTCTAAGATGACTGGCTCTAGAAAGTCATACACTTCCCAATCACTTAAGTTTAAATCTTTATAACCGATAACATCCTCTAAGATAGCATCATACTCTACTGCCCTGTTGATACGTTCTTCATGGTTACCCATACAGTATACTAATCTAGGTGTCCACTGCTTCTTCTTACCTCGCTTCAATCTCTTCATTTCTTTCTTGATAGGTGCTAGTAGTATGTCCATTGCTTCATTACCTGAGCTTATGTCATCCTTATAACGTCTACCCTCAAAAGACTTTTTGCCTTTGTCATAAGAGGAGAGGCTAGGCATATCCCAATGGTCTCCGATGTGTACAATGTAATCAGGCTTCTTCTCTGCTATGTACTCACCAGCCCACCTGAGATGGTCCATTGGTACACCCAACTTAACCTGTGTATCTGGTATCACTATAATTCGTTTACTCATAGTCTAATCCTTAGTTAAAGTGATAGTTTTGCTTTTGTAGCTCCTGCCGTCATCTGTGTAACTAACCCCACATTTAGCGTCAAACACAACCCAAACAGGGTAAGGCTCTCTTTCGTTATACTCTTTAACAATACCCGTGCCATTTTCACTAGACCTAACCGCATCACCTACTTTGAATTTAACTTCTGTTGGAGGTGTCCATCCCATATCAATTAACTTATCTCTCAACACTTTTTCTCTGGTATCAAAGATGCTCTCTGTGATTCGGTTTAGTAATTCATCTCTTATTTTAAATGAGTCCTTGTCTATAGATGTGATGGATATATCATAGTCCTCTTTAAATATTTTCATAGTCTAATCCTTTCTAATAACAAGTGGTGGTGCAACTTGCACCAAAGCAACAAGTGGTACACATAACCACCTTACCACTAGGGTCGATGAAAGTGTTAGAAGTACACACTGCATATGCACCTAGTGATGTTATAAGTAGTGCTGTTGCTATTAATAATCTTTTCATTGTACTACTCCTTATTTATAATTAAACATTCCGCTTTTACATTCTCGATGATAGTCTCTTGTACTAAATTATCATACATAAAATAGTAGCTGAAGTTCTTAGCCACCCAAAAACATGTATATACAAACCCAGTAAATAGACATATTGACACTAACACCGAAATACCTTTTTTTAAAACATTCATTTTACTATTCCTTCCAACCTGTGTCAATTTGTCATGGGTTAAAGATACCCAACTTCCTTAAAAATATCTATAGGTAGTACATACCCATACTGATTGTTGTTCTTCGTGTTGACTAAGTTAATAACCACATTACCATCTTGCTCCACTGAAAAACAACCCTCTGCCTTTTGCTTAATATTCTCATCTACAGCATGGGCTTGGAACAGAAATATATTAGGAGGTGCTTCATACATAGTACATGGGGTGGTTGTTAAAGTAATGAACACCCCTTTTGTTACCTCAGTTACTACCTCCTGAGGTGCTGCGTTAGCTGTCACTACTGTCATAAGGCCTACTAAAGTTAAAGCTATCGGATTAATCATAGTCTTCTCCATACTCATCTTTAAAGTCTTTCTCAAAAGCCCTGAAGGAATGTTCTAACTCACCTTGGTCCTCTTCAAAGTCTAACTCTTTAACTCCGTAGTCTTCGTCAACATGTTCAGCCATGATAGCATCTTTAATCAACCCTTTTAGTCTAAGGTCATTTAGTAAATCAATAACCTCTACTACTGTCATTACAGCAGGTTCTCCACAAACAGCACAGACCCTTTGATAGTCTACTACTTCGTACTCAGGCCCCTCTGCTCCACAAGAATAACAAATTAAACTCTCTTCACTCATAGCAACCACTCCTTGGGAATCTTACCAATACAATATTTAATCTTACGTTTGATACACCACTCACTATACTTCTGTTTCTTTAATTTAGTAGTCCACCCATCGTTTTGGAATACCATTCTAATATCTACGTCTGGGTTACAAGCAATTACTGATTCCATCTTTGTTCTGTCACTAGGTTTGAACCAACCCTTTGCTTCTAGGTAAATGCCATTAGGCAACCTGAAGTCTGTAAGGTACGTTGCATACTGCAAGATGTTATCACCACCACAAGATTGACATACCATTTCTCTTCTAGTTTTCTTACGATACTTAAGGGTAGTACACTCATACGTAAAGTCTTTTGGTAAGGTAAGAGCTAGGTTAGCCTCCAGCTTACTTCGATATCTATTCTTCTTTTGCATTAGCATATCCCTCTATGTTCATTGGCATTAGTGTATCTGTTTGAATCATCCACAAGAGCTGAGTGTTCTGTACCATTCTGTTAAACCACCCTTCACCAAAGAACTCTTCATACTTCTCTTCTACTAACTTATCCCAATCTTTTCTATCAGTCTCATCTAGTAGCTTGTCTGCTGTCTTAGGACCTATACCTCTAATCCCCGGAATGTTATCTACCTTATCCCCCATCAACATCTGCTTGTAGAAGAACCTAGTGCCTTCTTCTTCTGTTACCTCCTTCCACTCTTTCTTAACGTAATTGTAATGCTTCCCAGCCACCATCAGTAAGTCTTTATCTATTGTAGCTATTGCTGTCTCGTTTGTTTGGTTCTCAGCTAGCGCATCATCAGCTTCCTTACCATCTACAATCTCAGTGTTATAACTCTTCTCTAGATAATCTCTTATTGCTTGGTAGTGTACTGGTTTACCAACCCCCTTCCTGTTTGCTTTATACTCTGAGTCTATTATATACCTAAAGTTGTTTTTACCTGTAAGGAATCCCTTATAGTGCTCTGCTTCAGTATCTTTTAATAACCCATTCATAAATCTTTTAACAGTAGATAGTGCGTACCGTATGGGTTCTGCTTCTATCTCCCCATCTGGCATCTTATGTTGTGTAGCAAACCCCACTCTATATACTATTGGGTCTAGGTCTATTAATAACTTCATATAGTCTTACCTTTCTTGGTGCGCCCAGCAGGAATCGAACCTGCAACCCCCAGCTTAGAAGGCTGGTGCTCTATCCGATTGAGCTATAGGCGCAATCCCTATTAGGAGAAGTCTGGAGCTGTGTCCTCTTCACCAGAAGCTCGGTTGTTATCTACACACCAGCGAGGTAAGCCATACATAGCCTTCTGTGCTGGGTTGTTCTCATCATCTACATCACCAGTACACCCATCAGTAATACCACCTTCTGCTACATCCTTCTGATACTTCTCTGGGATGGCTAGGATTTCTTTGATGTTAGCATACCCACCACGGTGAGCAACTTGAACACTACAAGGCTTACCAATTACAGAATCCCAATCTGCTACCTGTCCCTCTTTAGCTGAAGAAGAGAATACCTTAAACCGCTTAAGCTCATTACCCATCTCTGTTAGAGTACGTAGGATGTTGAAGCCATTAGTCCACATAAGCATTGGGTTAGTCTCTCCTTCATAGGTACGAGTCTGTCCTAGAATCTCAATACCTAATGATAACTGTTGGATAGGTGCTCGTACACCCTCACCAAAATCTTTCTCCCGCTTCTGCATACCTAAGTCTGCTACATAAACTAAACGACCCTCATACTCTCCTTCTGGTAGTATATCGTTCTGGTCTGTACTTGCTGTTGCACCTGTTCTTTTAATAGCCATTCTTAACTCTCCTTGTTTAACTCAACTGTTATTGTAACACATTCTATAATATAAAGCAAGCTAATGTATACTTGCATAATTCTTACCAAACTGTACATCTACATCCAAGACTCTGTTCAAGCTGAACTTATTATTAACTTCCTGTACAGCTAGCTTAAAGTATTCTTTCACCTTCTCTTGTTGTCCTTGCTTAACCTCAGCAATGACCTCATCGTGGAACTGCCCTAGTATTCTAACACCACCTTTCTTTAGTTCCTTAACCCACATATCAAATAAGAATGTACCTGTCCCTTGATTAAGGGTGCTGAACTTATCTTTATCAGCCTTTAAGAAGTACCAAAACTTACTCACTGGGTTATACAACCACATCTTACCCTTAATACTCTTTACTATACTCTCCTCTGCAATAGCCTTAACACTCCAATTACGTTCCCAATAAGCTTTGTGTAATTTCCTAGCCTCCTTCTCACTCATACCTGCTTGCCTTGCGATAGTAGCTGCACCAGCACCATAGGTAGAGGCATAGTTAGCTGTCTTAGCGTTGTATCTAATCTTATCTAGTACCTCAGTCTTACCTCCCTCTTTGTATTGGTTAGCTTGCTCTTGTGTCATCATGTTAGCTGCTACTGCAATGTCTAGGTGTGGGTCAAAGCCCTCTACCATCATCTCTTTTACATACTCTGCATCATGACTCCACATATAATGTTGCTTAGTCCTATCCTCAAGACTACACATGTCACTGCCAATTAATTCATTAGTATCCTTTCTAACTGTTAGTAAACTTCTAATCTCCTCCCCATAAGGTTTACGTAAGCTAGGGATATTAACACAAGTCTTATGCTTAAATCTTAAGGTGTTTGTTAGACCTTGTATCCCTGCCACTACATAACCCTTCTTAGCTGACTCTAAGAACCCCTTGACAATCGCTATACGGTGTCCAAGTACCCCCACGT